TTTTGGATACCAGCGCAGGTACCGAAAGTACGCCGGGAATCAATGTCGCTCTCTCACTTTCGGACGCAGGCGAAGGTTCGGATGCGACGGCCATCAACGTTTCGCTTTCGCTGGTCGACAGCGGATCCGGCAGCGACGCTCCGGCGATTAATGTATCGCTTTCAATACCCGATTCCGGCCTCGGCACGGATGCTATCAATGCTATAAAAGAAATAATAAAGTTTATAACTGACACCAGCACAGGCAGTGACGCCGTCGCGCTCAATATTTCCCTGGCGGTTACCGATTCCGGGTCAGGCAGCGATTTTGTCAACCTGATTGCCGCATTGTTGGCAATTACAGATACCGGTGCAGGATCTGACGCGCAAACAATAAATGTCTCTTTGGAAGTTACCGATTCCGGATCTGGCAGTGACTCACCGGCAATTAACGTATCGCTTAATATTTCCGATTCCGGCGAGAGCGCGGATTTTATCAGCAAGGTATCATCTCTGATATCGCTTATGGACGCGGGCATAGCCACGGACGCGATTCATTCAATCAACGTATCTCTTTCAATACCCGATTCCGGCATCGGCAATGATGGTATCAGTTTTGTTAGCGCTCTTATATCGCTCAGCGACAACGGCACGGGCGTGGATGTCGTTACATATTACCGGTATGACGCTAAGCGTCTGGATATAACATTTACGGCGAAACAAGGAGCGTCCGACATGACCGCTAAACAGGGCGAAACAGGAATGACTGCTAAAAAAAGCAGCATAACAAAAACACCTAAAAAAGGCGGCGTGGTCAAGACACCCAAAAAGGGCATAATTACTTTTACAAAAATTTAAGGAGGAAGTTTATGAAACACATAGCAGCAGCAGTCGTAGCAGATCTAGCCGGACATAAGACCAAATGGACTCTCCGCAAATACGCGGATGAAAAATCTTTCATAGAAGGCAAACCGTTTGATGTCGCCGAAATCGACGGGAACCTGATGCTCAATGAAGGCATAGGTGAACACATAGATTTGCTGTGCGGTATTGGCGGCACGGCATTTTCCAACGCCAACGCTTATATCGGCGTCGGCGACTCCGATACGGCAGCGGCGGCCACACAGACAGCGCTGCAAGCGGCTACTAACAAAGCCTATGCCGCAATGGAAACCAGCTATCCGTCACGTACAGACCAGACAGTCACTTTCCGGTCTGTCTTTACCGCAAATGTGGCAAACTTTGCATGGAAGGAATTTACCGTAATCAACGGCTCAACCGACACCGGCAAGAATTTGAACCGCAAAGTTTCCGATCAGGGTACAAAAACCAGCGGCCAGATATGGACAGTGGATCTTGCAATTACGTTTAGTTAATTAATCCTTGTTATTCCCGCCTCCGTTGTCATTCCCGCGGAGGCGGGAATCCAGGAAAGGCAAAAATATGGAAATAATAAAACCTGACACGACACTGACAATTTCGCTGGCTTTTACAGATGAGAATGGCGATGCCGTAACACCATCCGCCGCGCGTTACCGGATAGACGATGTCGCCTCCGGCGATGAGGTTTTAGCCTGGACAAATTTTACTCCGGCCACCTCCACATATGATCTGATTATTGAAGCCGCACAGAACGCGATAATTAATTCCGCGCAGCCGACCGAAAAGAAGCTTGTTAAAGTCGAGATTACCTACGGCACAGATAACAAGAAAACGGATACCTACGTTTATATGGTCAGCGATATATCCGATACGTATCTTTCCGCCATCGATGACCTGGTCGGCGGCGAAGTGCCGCTGGAAGACGCGGAAAAAATTCAGGCTCTCATTTCAGCAATTAAAAAATATTCCGGTCATCGTCCTTATGAAGTCACAGAGGAAGTGGATGGAGACGGTTCTTTCGATTACGACCTGGCTGATCTGGAAAGCTGGGTGGATGGTTTCTCGGTTATTAAAAATGTCGAATATCCGGTGGACGATAATGACCGGGAAGATAATTCCTTACAGGATGATGCATGGAAAATCTTTAAAAAATCGACCGGTAAGTATCTGCGTTTTTTGGAAGACAGTCCCGAAACCGGCGAGCAATTCCGCGTAACGTATACGGCTCTGCACGTCTGCACAAATTCGTTGTGCACGATATCGGCGTCCGATGAAACGGCAGTGCAAATGCTGGCTGCGACTAATTTCTGCAATATGATTGCCGCGTATTACGCGCAAACTTCCGACAGCGTGATCCAGGCCGACAGCGTGGATCATAAAAGCAAAGCTGCGGAATATGGCGCCCGCGCGAGAACATACAAACAGGAATATTGTGATCACATGGGCATCAAAGACGGCGTGGTCGCCGCGGCCAGTGTTACCCGCGACCAGGATGCTAAACCGTCATGGCGGGGAGATGGAATGACGCATCCGAAGAGGTTTCGCTAAAGCGAAACGTGAATGGTAAATAATAATGGACACCAAAATCGTAACTAATTTGGAAGGACTGAAGGAGCTGACGCAGAAGTATCCGGAAGCGTCAGATATGGCGCGCGTAAGTCGCACTACTCAAGTTCTTCTCCTTTTGGAACGTGTAATCAAATTGAAGACACCGGTCGGCGCTGGTCCTACTCATTTGCGCGATACGATATTTCAGAAAGTGCAACGCGGAGCGCAGGCAATCATCGGTATTTTGGGAACTCCATGCGTATACGGTGAACCGGTCGAAATGGGCACGCAGCCGCATTTTCCGCCTATCGCGCCAATTAAGCACTGGGTGGAGAAAAAGCTCGGCATTACAGGCAAGGAAGCCGGGTCAGTGGCGTTTCTTATCGCGAGAGCGATATCGAAGCGCGGCACAAAAGGCGCAGCGATGTTTGAGGAAGGCTTTGGCGAAAACGAAGCGGACGTTATCCGGATACTGGAGATGATACCGGCGGATATAGTGAGGCAAGTAAGTAATTAAGAGACTCTGTCATTCCCGTCCCGCATTCGCGGGATCTTACTCCAGCGGGAATCCAGAAATAAAAAAGAATGGATCCCCGATCAAGTCGGGGATGACAATAAAGGAAACAGTAAATGAGTTTAGTGGATATCAGAGAGCAAATCAAAACCGTTCTTTCCGGAGTTACGGGCATCGGCATGGTTCATGATTACGACCGCTTTAATAATGATTGGTCTAAATTTTTAACGCTGTTCAGGGACGCAGATAGCAAAATCAATGGCGTTATGTTTTCCCGATCGGCCTGCCCGAAATATCAGGCCACACAGGGAGAGTATGAGAAGGCGCATATCTTCACCATCAGAGTTTTTAAGGGGCTGAACGATGCGGGTGAGACCGGCATTGAGTTTGATAATTTTCTTGAAGACATCATGGAGGCTTTCGATCCCGGTGATATGGAAACTCTAAATGATACCTGCCGGACCATCAATCCCGACTGGGGACCGATGGCTGGTGCAATGGGTATACAGTTGGATATCGTTGATATTCGCATGTTCGGCAATGTGCTCTGCCACTACGCGGAGCTGAGGTTGTGCGCGGTGGAAGAGGTAGCAATATAAAAAGTCAAGTTAAAAACAAAGGAGGAGATCATGGCTCAATACAGGCTTAAAAAAAACTGTGAAAATTTCACGATTGTCGACGGTTCGGACGCAGGCAAAAAATTTGTAAAGGGCAAAATCTATAACAGCGTGCCCACGGGTTATGTCGCAAAGTTTGATGCAGTCCCGGTGGAAATACCAGTTCCAAAAGACAAGGAGGCCGCAGCGGAAACTACGACCGCGAAAGATAAGACTGTAAATAAATTTATTAAGAAGGAGGAAGCAATATCATGAGAAGTTATCAGGCAACACATAATTTAATTGCCGTTTCCGCCAACGCCAAAGAAACCGCAATTAACACAGAGCAGACATTAGACACTACAATGCTTTGCGGCTTGAGCGATATAATCAATCTCGATTATCGCAGGGAAAGCAACGGCGATGAGGCAACGGGGCATGAAGAGCCGGATGCTCTCTATGATTTGGGAGCTTTGGCTAATACTACTTTAAACTTCGACAAGGCGCAGCCACAGCACTTTGCTTTTTTGGCTGCATTTGCTCTGGGGCAAATAACATCCGCCGCTCTCGGTGATGGGTATAAGCATACCATCACGCCGATAGACGGCGACCTGGATTCCAACCGGTCAGTGCCTACCTTTACCGCCGCGCAGCGTTTCGGCAAAACCGTATTGAAACGCCGCTTCGCATCAATGGCGGTGGACGCGCTCACCGCGGTCTTTGCCCGCGATTCATGGTGCAAAGTATCAGGCGCGATCAAGGGTACAGGCAAAAAGACGGACAATATCGTCGAGGAAACGATCACCGCTTACATCGATGCCACCACCCTGACTCTGGCGGCAAACGGCGTAGAAGGCGCGGACGCCGCGGGACGCTTAGCCAATGTTCAGCGCATCAGGGTTGAGTTAACTCCCGGCGTCTGGACGGAGGTGGACTATTCCGCAGTATCCGGCGCGACACCGGCAGTTATTACCATTGTTGCTCCCGGCGGTACTCATACGGAGAAGACCTTCAAGGTTCTTTATATCCCGACGGAATCCGGCTGGATGACTTTTCCCGCGCGCGTATCCGAAGATCCTCTGCGCGTATCGCAGATGACCGTTATTGCCGGTGGCACATGGGGTGGCACGGCCTTCACCGGCGGCAGGGAATTACAGGCGGAATTGAAACAGGTGGAATGGTCTTTTAACAATAACCTGAAAGTTGAATTTGTCATGGGTGCTGATGGCGCGTACGCCGGAAGGTCAATCCGCGACGGACGGGCGCAGAAGATCAAGCTTAATCGGGAATTCCGCGAATTTATTCTGCAACAACACATGGAAGACAATGACACCCTGGGTATTTACATCAAGGCCGAAGGCGAATTATACGACGCCACATATAAATATCAGGTGGAGATCATTTTCCCGAAAGTTGCGGTATTGGCATCGCCGATTTCAGTGGACGGAAAGCGGTTAGCCGAAGCCGGAGATCTGCAGGTGCTGGAAGACGAAACCTATGGCAGCGTTATTGTGATTGTACAGAATAAGGTGACCGCTTACGCGGCCTAAAAACAGATTTAAGTAATTAAGCTTTAAGATTTAAGAAAGAAGAAAAGCCCGTCTCCGTTGTCATTCCCGCGGAGGCGGGGATCCAGAAAATAAAAAAACAAACAGGAGGAAACATTTTATGCCAAGAATTTTATCGAACAAACCGTGCAAAGTAACATTTCAGGACAATATTTCCGGCGGGAATATTACGCTGGGCTACATTCCACCCTCATCCGACGACCGGATAAAATATTCCAACTCGATCATTACGCGCAAGGGCCGCAAAATAGATTCGACGATGGGCGAAACCCGCGCTAAATACGGCAAAAAGATTCTCAACAGTATAACCGACGGCGAGTTTGCCAGGGAAGACGGCAGTCCTATATCTTCCAATCCTCAATCTCCCTGCTACGACGAAAAATGGAAGGATCTTGTCGCCGACTTCGCACCTGATGTTGTAGCAATGCTGGCTATCCATGTCTTTGAGGCCGGTTTGATGATCAGCGAGAATGAAGAGGAGGACCCTACCTAGCGGATCTGGACGCGATCCGCGAAGGACTTTGCGGCGGCTTCCAGCAGGATAAATGCACAAATGAATTCGGTGACAGACTGGAAGCCGTATGCGCCCGCTGCGAACACACGCGATATGAGGATTTGAGCGAATATACCAGAAAGATGATGCGGATTCGCTCCCTGAGCAAAGCAGGATATCCGTTTGGCAAAAATGATTTAACACGGGAAGAATGGGAAGACCTGGTTTCGCTGGACAATGTGCTGACTGAGATTGAAAATAAACAACCACGACCCTTTTACATGGTGGAGATGAAACAGTAAATATCCGGCGCATGCGGAAAGCAGGGAGAGCAAAATGAATGTTGAAATTGTAAGTTCAATAAGAAGAAAAATAATAGAGATACCGGGCGTTGTTTACGTTTACATCCCTTTGACTGAGGGTGAAAAAAAGAGGTTTGCGCCAAACATCATCAATCCATGTTGGCGAATACGGCTTGACGTTTAAGCAAAAAGCGAGAAAAGCGACAATGACCAATAAAAACACTATAACTGTTCAATTGATCGTCAATGACGACGGGTCCGTCGTAATGAAGCAGTTCGGCAAAAACGCTGAAGAGGCGATGAATAAAGCGGGAAGCTCCGCAACGAAGGCTTCTTCTACTTTCCAATCTTTAAAGGGCACTTATCTTGATTTCATGGCCAAAGCCACCTCCGCATATCTGGCCGCTAGAAAAGCTATGGAATACATGACGCAGGGCGCTCAGGCCGAACAGGTCACGTCTTCGTTTCGCATCATGGCCGAATCCGCGAATGCGAACGCGGGTAAAATGATCTCTGTCATGCGCGCGGCCACAAAAGAAACAATTGATGATTCGGATATGATGCAAAAAGCGATCAAGATGATGACGCTGGGCTTTAATCCGGCGCAGATTGAACGCTTTTCCAAAGTTGTCATTACCGCATCACAGGTCGCCGGAACAACCGCAGGAGAGGCTTACGAAAGATTGGCCGACGCGATATCCACGCGGATGCCGCGTTCTCTCATTCAAATGGGTGCGGTAACCAGAGACCAGATGAAAATAGTGCAGGCGGCCATTGATGCCGGTGCCGATTCGACGTATCTGTATGAGCTGGCTGTCGCCAATCTCGAATTAAAACAAAAGCAATTGCAGGGTACGCAGGACGCGTCCACGATAGGCATTCAGAAATTTAAAGCTCAGGCGAAAGAAGCTGCCGAGGTTGTCGGCCAATTGCTGATTGTCGGTCTGCAAAAGCTGTGGGCTATGTTCCAATATATTGAGGCGGGGTCTTTATATGCATCCGGTGGAATATATAAATTAGTGCAAGCCTTTGATGTGTTGATGTCTCATATGCCGGGTACGGATAAAGCGGCATGGCAGAAATCAGCCGAATATTGGAAAGAAATGGCGACTGGCGACTTTGCCGCTGCTCAAAAAATAGCTCAGCAGGCAACCGATAATCTGATAGGTCGCGTGGAGGTAGAAAAGCGTGCAACAAATCAGGAACTCGCCGACGCGAAAGCCCGCGTCGATGCTAAACTTGCGGAGGGCGTTGCCATTGCCGAAAAGGCTAAGGCAGATACAAAAGCTCAGCAGGCCGCCATCAAAGCGGCGGAAGACGCCAGGCGTCTACGGGAAGAATGGGACAAAACAGCAATTAAAATAAACCAGGCAATAGAACTCGACGGACTGACCGGGCTGAGCCGGGAACTTAAAGAAAATGAACAGGCCGCGGAAAATCTCAAAAAACAATTTGAGAAACTTGATCCGGCAACGCGCGATGCCGCTTACGCCATTATTGAGAAAGCTAAAGCGACAGCGGATGCTACGGCCAGATTAAACGAGGAAATACAGGCGGAGCAAGATTACTTAAATATCATTAAAGAGGAAGCCGCGGAGCGGGATAAATTAATTGAATACTATTCCCAAATTGAAGGCTACGAACAAAAGGCATACGAATTAAAGCTTGCTCGCATTGGAGAGGAAAGAAAAGCCTATATTACAATGTACGGTGATGTCGCGGCGGCCAATGCCAAAGCCAGCCAGGATCAGATAGAAGCATTAAGCGACAAAATCGATGCCGAACAGAAAGGCGCACGCAGCATCATTGCCAATTATTCATCAATCATCGATGCGGCAATGAAATGCTACGATGAGGACTCGGAAGAATATAAACGATTACAGGACTTCAAAAAAGTGGCGCTGGCCGCTGAGTTGGCAATGGAAATATCAAAGAATGCGCAAATCATTGCCGGATATTTTACGCAATCAGCCGCAGCAGTTGCCGCAGCGGGTGTTCAAAACGCTGCGAACGCTTCCACGGCGGTTACAGGCGCGGTGTCTTCCATCGCTGCACAAGGTACGGTGCCTGTCGCAGGTTTCGGCCTTGTGGCGGCAATGATGGCGGTTATGGCCGGTGTTTTGGGTATCGCTGGGCTTACTCTCGGTGGCGGGTCTTCAACGGCGGCAGCATCAGTCTCTTCGCTACCCAAAAGTACAGTCCTGGGCGCGGAAAATGGCACCGGTAGCGAATCGATCGCCAATTCGCTGGAAATATTAACTGATACCTACGACATGGAAAATATTAAGCTTACAAAAATTTACGAGGAAGTGCGGTCCCTCAATACTAATATAACCGGGTTGGTTACTTCTATTGTGAGAACCGGTGGTATTTCTACAGACACAATGGGAATTATAACGGGTGATTCCATTAATGGAATATCAGGGATTAATTCAACATTTAATTCCAATACGAGCGATATATTAAATTACTCGTTAGATCCAATGAAACAAATCAATTCTTACCTTTTTGGTAAATATGACATCCTCGGAAAATTAGAAGACGCTTTGTTCGGTTTTGCAAATTCTGCGGTTAATTGGATCAGCAACGGTTTGTTTGGCGGTGATACGGAAACTTCGATTGCCGGTGGCGGAATAGCTTTTGGCGCTAATAAAATAAACGATATCTTATCGGGCAAATTAAACGCTCAACAATACGCACTTATTAAAACAGTAACATCAGGGGGTTGGTTTGAGGGCGACGACACAAGCGTAAGTTATCAGTATGCTGCATTAAATAGTAATGTCACTCGTATGTTGTCGCTCGTTTATAAAGGTCTCGGTTCAACATTGGTCACGCTTTCCGAAGAACTTGGAACAGATGTCAACGCCGCACTCAATTACGTTTTTGAATCCTCAACTTTAAATCTCCAGGGAATGTCCACCGACGAAATGAACACAGCCATACAGGAATATATTTCTAATATTTCCGACACCGCGGTTGAAGCAATATTCGGCGATGCGATTTCTCAATACCAAAAACTTAACGAAGGCCTGCTGGAAACTGCTATCAGACTAATTTCCGATAAGGAAACAATCGCTAAAATACTGGAGCTGACAAATCAGACTTTTTCGGGGACAACCAGTCAGTTTATTAAATTCTCCGAGTCCCTGATTACCGTTGCGGGTTCGCTCGATAAGTTGACAGATGCATTCAGCACATACTACGAAGCATTCACATCCGACGATAAAAAACAGGCCGACCGGCAAGCAGCATTACAGGACGCATTATCTTCTTATGGTTATTCTCTGCCGACAAAGAGAGAAGGATATAGCGGGCTGGTCGAAACTCCCGGCATTTCTCAGCAAGCCTATTACGCGCTGCTGGCGTTATCCGACACTGCAGATAAATATTATGACTATTTAGAAGCGGCGGAAAAAAATGCAACGAGTTCAATCGATCCTTCCGACTACGCCACCAAAGTTGATTATTTAAGGGCGCTCGCGCAAGCTTCCAACGGCGGGAACATCCCCGCGTTTGCCGCTGGCACGGATTATTTTGGCGGTGGATATGCATGGGTAGGAGAAGCAGGCCGCGAACTGGCATATTTCGATTCTCCGGCGCGGATATATTCTAATAAAGATACCGTAAAAATGACAAACAATAACGATCTTATCTCGGAAATGAGAGCGCTGAGGGCTTCCTCTGAAAGCGATAAAATAGAGATCATAACCAAAATTGATACATCGAACCGTTATCTTCAGTTTCTGGAAAAGTGGGACGAAGATGGCCTGCCGGCGGAGACGGTACTATGAACGTAATTAATCCTATAACTATCACCGACGCAATCCTGACCGGCTCTAATGTACCCGAAGCGGATTGCGTTAACTGGTCAATTACTGGCCGCGACTTTGCTCTTTTCGTATCCGGAACTTCAGATTGGTGTGGTATGTGTTGCAATCCCCTTACTGGTGATGTGTATGCTAATGTTACCGGTGGTTCGATTTGGAAACAGACGGGGGGAAGTGGCGCATTTGCTGATTTAGTTACAGGAAATAAAAACTGGAGAGGTATGTGTGCAACTCCCACGGGTAACATTTATGCCTGTGTTAGTGGTGGTTCGATTTGGATGCAGACGGGAGGTAGTGGCGCATTTGCTGATTTAGGTACAGGAAATAAAATTTGGATGGGTATGTGTTGCAATCCCCTAACTGGTGATGTGTATGCCTGTGTTTATGGTGGTTCGATTTGGAAACAGACGGGGGGAAGTGGTGCATTTGCTGATTTAGTTACAGGAGATAAAAACTGGTACGGTATGTGTTGCAATCCCCTTACTGGTGATGTGTATGCTAATGTTACCGGTGGTTCGATTTGGAAACAGACGGGGGGAAGTGGCGCATTTGCTGATTTAGTTACAGGAAATAAATCTTGGATGGGTATGTGTTGCAATCCCCTAACTGGTGATGTGTTCGCAACTGTCAGCGGCGGTTCGATTTGGATGCAGACAGAGGGAAGTGGTGCATTTGCTGATTTAACCCAATCTGTAAGAAGTTGGACTGGCATATGTGCGTCCTCCACCGGTAACATTTATGCATGTGTCTCCTATGGTTCGATATATAGGAGAACAGGGGATACGAATGTTATGGTAACAACCCCCAATATTCATAAAATATACGAATCATTGACGCATATTAATTTTGCAGCCAATCCAGTTACTGACACAGCAAGCTGGCTTGCAACCGGATCCACAAACCGCTGGAAATGCTTCAATTCTAAATTAAGTGATCAGACAGAGCAGGCAACGTCGATTATTAAAGTATTCACGCCGGGAGAGTCGTTCGACAGCGCTTCATTATTCAACTTAGAATCTGACACCGTGGATATCGTCCAAATTGACAGCGCTGCCACACTGCTTAACGAAATAGCATGGACCGGCGCATCGGGTACGACCCAGAGCACAGGGTGGAATAAAGTTGGTACGCCGTCAGATTACACGATAGATGGCGGCATGATCAGAATAACGGCTGATGCCGCGAGCGAAGGGCAAAGTAAAACAGTGGCAGTCACTCCAGGCGTTGAATATCAGCTTTTGGGATTGTATAAAAACACTTCCGGCGATATCGCTCAGTACGGCGTATATGATAACACCCATGCCACAAATATCAAGGCAACAACTGACCTTGATTCAGCGACGGCGGATGCACCTTTTTCATATGTCTTTACGGCCCCAGCCGGATGCACGAGTGTTGAAATTAAAATAATGGCTAAGGCCAGCGGCGATATTGTCTGGTTCGATTCTGTCATTCTGGGACCCACGGAATACTCCGAAACGATAACGACCGGTGCGTCAAAGTTCAATATTGTAAAAACAGATATTCCCGAAATAGCCACCGGAATTATAACGGTGACAATAAACAAATCGGGAACTGCGGCTGTCGGTGAGCTCATAATAGGCAACACGTTTGACCTGGGGACTTTACTCAATAATCCTTCCATTGAAACGCTAAACTGTTCTAAATATACAGAGGATGCTTTCGGGGGGGTGGATCTTCTTAAACGCGGTTACGCGAAGAAAATAAACTGTGTGATCCGCGTCAGTAATGTCAATCTCGATGCTATCGATAAATATTTGGACGATCACAAAGACGACATGCTGGTGTGGATTATAATGGAGGCTTATAGTTGTTTCCAGGTTTACGGATTTTGTAAGAGTCACAGAAAAGTTTACTCTAACTCAAGGCATAGCATTCTTTCGCTTGAAATTAGGGGAGTGATCTAAGGAAAGGCGGATAGTATTTCTGGGAGTTGGCGCTCCCAAAACCATGCGATTACACCGCAAGACAGGATGACCCGCTACCATCCACCCGATAGAGAATGTGGCAATATAGCAGGTGGCATCCGATTTATCAATGGAGGTTGTATCGCATGAATAGCTTTTTGGCATATATGGGCGGAAAGTCGCTTTTAACAAAAAGGATCATTACAAAAATACCTGAGCATCAATGCTATTGTGAAGTATTCGCGGGCGCTGCCTGGCTGTTGTTTAGGAAGGAAGAATCAAAAGTGGAAATTATCAAC